CATATAAACCTAACACTAGTGTAAAGGATACTAAGTTTACAAATAATGATGGTATCCCAGGTGTATCAGTAACTGGGTATGCACCTCGAGGAAATTCATCTGTAGGGTTTAGACAAGTAGCAGCCGGAGATGGTTTTGCAATAACTGATACATCATCGGCTAGCCGAAAAGCACAATTAGGTGTAGGTACTAAATTTCCAATCGGACCAGAAGGACAGATTCATGAATTTGATAAAGTAAGAACTGGGTTCCATGGAACAAATAAATATTCTGATTTATATGGTGTTCGACATAAAAATTCCGGACTATCAGATACGTATACATTAAAGTCTCCAATTGATGATATGTATAATAAATTTAAGGTTCGAGAAGAATCTCATGACCCATATGGATATGCAAAGCCACCATTTATATTAAGAGGAATACAGAGAGATGGTAATTCAGATCCACAAAATTGGGGAGGCAAATTTGGCTCCGGCGTATTTGATATACCTCGAGGTGGTATAGTAGCATCTCTAGAGAGAGGGTTGGTAGATGCAGCTAGAATAGGAAAATTTCTAATTAGACCTCCAGGCATTTCATTCTTAGTTAAACAATTTGGTTACAATTAACCAATCCAAATGTAGAAGGCATTGATGGTACTGCAAAGACTAGTACATTTATGACTAAATTGTATGACCCAATATCATCAATTACAAATTCAATTGGAGGAGCATATGGCCTAAGAACAGATAGACATTTTCCACCATTAATTAGAAGTAAATTGTCGACATATGAAGGTGTACTTGGTTCAAGGATTGGTGATCTTGCAACATCTCAAAATAGATTAGTTAAAATACGTAAAGAATTATTAGGCGCCGGCGGATTACCAGGCGACGCTGGTAAAATATTAAAATTCTTTAGTAAACTTGCTGCTAAAGTTTCTGGTAGAACTGGAGAACCTATATCTGCATTAACAGGATTAACTGGGCCCGGTTCATTATTAGGTATAGGAGCAACTACAATACGAAGACATATAACTACACCTGATGTAGGAACTCTCGATTCATTAGCAAAAGAAAGAAAAGATGTTGTCAATAAAGAAACAGGAAAAACAACATCAGAATTAAATACAGATTATACGACCGGTAAAGATTATGAGTTCGACACAGAAAGAAACCATAATCAATTAGATGGCGAAAGTTTCAAAAAAAGAATAGGTGCGAAAGAAGCTCAATATATTCATTGGACAGATGATGGACAAGCTTCTTGGTTACCAACTGTAACACCTAATTCTGGTGATGCGCCTGACTTCGGACGTGGTAAGCTACATAAATATACAGATGAAGAACCATATCTTAATAAATTAGGCAATGATTCATCGGGTATCATTAATGGATCAGATAACGAATCAGATATTGATAAAGATAAAGATTCGTTAAAGACTAAGTATACCGAATGGGGAAATGGGAAAATTATAGGTTATGACCGTGGAGGAAGAAGCGGCCAAGGCGATGGCGGAGCAGGAGGCGGCATACCAGAACAATTAGGCATTGGTTCTATTATTAATGATTATAAAAGAATGGCATATGGTGATATACCAACTAGAACTGGAGTTAAAGGACTTAAAGATTCTAGAGTAAATCATGATGATTTTAGAGAACTTGTAAAAAATGACTCGCCCGGCGGTATAAAACGATGGGATGAAGATACTAAGATTGATATTATCGATTCAAAGGTAGATACATCATTAATTAAATTTAACATAGCAGGCATTAAATTTAAAGCATACTTAGGTAGTATGAATGATAGTTTTGCTGGAGCTTGGACCGGCCAAGCAGATCAAGGTAGAGCTGATTCAAGATATTTATATCAAAGTTTCGAAAGAAATGTGACTATGGACTTTATAGTACCTATAGAATCTAAAAATGATTATCAAACCGTATGGGGTAACCTACAAAGTCTAGCACAAAAGACATATCCAGTATATGGGACAAATGGTTTCCATGGACAAACAGTTAATGTTACGGTAGGTGATGTATTTAAAAACCAGCCAATGATTATAACAGATTTATCTTATGATTGGGATAATGAAACACCATGGGAGATAACCGAAGGCGAACAAGCACCGATGTATACCGGCGTAAGTATATCATTTACAGTATTAGGTAGTAAACCAAATAGTGGTACTAAGGTATATCAAATGCTAAAATAAAAGAATATAATGCCATTAAATAGATATCAAGAAAGTAAAATAGAAGATGCTCGTTATAAAACGGCACATTATCCGGAGTTCCCGAAAAAACAAACAGATTTATATATTATATCACGTGAACAAGATAGATTAGATTTATTATCAAATGAGTTCTATGAAGATCCTAGATATTGGTGGATATTAGCTAAAGTAAATAATTTAGGTAAAGGGACATTAGATGTACCAATGGGCGTACAAATTCGAATCCCAATGCCATTGCCAAATTTAGACCTAGCGTTTATTGAGGTAGAGAAAAATAAATAATGGCTGATTTTTTCTATAGAAAATGTACTGTAGATATACCAACTGGTGGCCGTATACGTAACAACGCATGGGTGACAGTAACCGCGGATGGATTTTCTTTACCGGTAGCCACATCGGATATGGCATCGACATATAATCCTAACAAAACAGGCCGCCCAGCTGCTGTATTAAAATCAGTAAAGGTAGAATTAAAAGGCGATGCTGGATCACTACGTGGTGCAGATGTATCATTTACATGTTTTGATAAAACCTCATTTGATGCAGCAGAACAAGCATTATTACTTCCAGGATCAGAAATTACAGTTGCATATGGGTATGTAGGACCAGAATCTCCGAGCAAAGGAGGATCTCATAAATTTCGTGTATTTGATTATTCATTTAAAATAACTAAAGAAAATTATTTTGACTGTTCATTTAAAGCAGTGGGTAAAGGTGGGACATATGCCTCTATAGACTTATATGCAAATGGTAAATTTCCGGATAGAGAATTTGTAACAAATTATGATGGATTTGATTCTAAAGTAAAAATAGGTAGTATATTTGATTATATAGATTGGCAAGTTCAGAAATCAAGTGGCCAAGATGGATATGGATTTGATCCTGGCCACGGAACATCAGGTCCAACAGATGACGGACTCGGACATTATGGGTGTTTAAAAGCTCCGGAAGAATATAACCCACCTACAAAAATGGGAGGAGGAATGTTTGAGTCTGATTATATTCAATATATGACACTAGGCGGAATTATAAATATGATAAATAAGTTTATGTTAGATCCAATAGAAGATCCAAAACATAAACTAGCAATAAAGCCAGAATATTCTAATTTACAATGTGCATTTCCGGATGGATTAATATTTAGTGCAGATCCGGTGATGATGTTATTTCCATATTCAAGCGCGCCAGAAAATTCATATAGTGAGAAAACCGGAGCAAGTAAAGAATATATTACGGTAGATTCTTTCAAAGGAACAATCCCTAGGATGAAATCATCAATAGATACTCCAGAAAAGATATTGATCGGCCGTGACTTAATGAGATCAATTGCACAATCATTTTCAGATGATGCAATATCATCTTCTGCAGCAGATAAAGATGACCCGGATAAGGCAACTGGAGGCATGCCATTACATAAATTGATGAAAAAAATATTTTCAGCTATTAAAGAGAATAGCGGAGGCGCATGGGATTTATATTTAGATCAAGATGAAGATGATCCAGTAAATATATGGATTGTAAATAGGCGATCTCCTGGCCTTGGAGGTGGGCATGATGTGTTAATGTTAGACCCTATAGGAGGCACAAATGGAATACGAGAATTAAATATTTCTGGAAAAGTTCCAAAAGATATACAAGCCAAAGCTTTTGGTGCTGCACCAGAGACGAAAGCAGCCACAGATACAATAAACAAAAAGGATACACCAAAGCCAACCCCACCTCCAATCCCGGGCAAAACACAGTGTTCAAATGCCCGTAACGGATTAACTGAAGGAGATTATGGAACCGGACCAATTGCCACAGCAAAGGCAGCATTAAAAGCTTTAGTTTCAAATATTACTGGAGTAGAACGAGCTGAAAAAGGACAATTTGATGATGGTACTGATTATAGTCAAACTCCATTTCCATTAGAATTTACCGCGAAAATAGATGGAGTTGAAGGATTTAAGTTCGGCGACACTATTGGTAGTAATTACTTACCTACACGTTATATGAAAAGTGACTCAGGGCCTAAAGTAGTATTTACAATAATATCATATGCACATGAATTTGCTGATAATGACTGGACAACAAGTATAACAGCATTAGCGAGGATGAGATAATATGGCACAATTTAAACAAAAACCAGTATATACGCCACCAGCAAAAATACGCGACTCATTATATACTGAAGGTAATGAATATATGTATGCAGATACATTAAAGGAATATAAAGGATTATATCATATATATCCAAACAATGCTGTATATTCAGAAGTTAATTGGAGACCTGACACTAGTAGACCATTAATACAATATGCACCACAAACTACACCAGGTCCTAGTTTAGATATTGATGGCAATGATATTGGAGTAGAATCGCTTAATAATAGTATATATTTTAAATTAACAGAAAAACGATTTAACAATTATTATAAACCTCCATATTATTATCCTGAGCCTACATCAAAAGATTATGACAAAGGTAATATGGAAAGATTTTTTGTACAAAAAATAAATGATAGATTAGATGTAACAGAAATAACCAAGGATGAATTTAGTCGTAAAAATGTCGATAACATGTCGGGTATCGATGAAGGGTTATATAAATTCTTAAAATTACAATGGACAATTGATGGGCCTATAGATGATGTTCGTGCTGCAAACGTACGAGTTATATCACATGCAGAACGAAATGATCAGTTTTACAATTTAAGTACATATTTAACTGATCATGATGAATTTCATAAAAACAAACATAAAATTACAGAAAAACTTTGATAATTGATATTTTTTTCTTATATTAATCATAATGATAATTGAGAAAGAAAAAGATTTAGTTAAAGTTAAAGATTCTATATATAAAGGAGACTCTTTTTGGATACCAATGTATTCAGATCCATATGGTCACTTTATGAATAATACAATAAGCTTTATTTATATATATTGTATTAATGATTCAAAACAATATATTCTACCATTCCGACATAAAGATTGCTTTAACCTAAATATAGAACATCTAAACGACCTTACAAGTAAGGGTGATATATATGTATTAGCTAAGAAACGCTTTAGCCAATTTAGTTCTATAAAGTGTTATGATGCTGACATGGTTTCGTGGTGGCAAAATCATAAAATGTTACCATTAGATGAATCAAATACATCAGCTCATGATGCTTGGAATAGGTGGTGGCATAATGAAACAAATACACATGACTGGTTGCCTATAATGAAACATATTGAACGATGTGAAGAAATGAAAAACAAGTTCATGGAGTTTTATCAGACCTTTGATAAGACTAATGCGTTCCAAGAATATGAACAATTAGTAACAGATAATTTTTCGACTATTGAAAGAACAGGTATACAGGTAGATTATAATAAATTTGTAGAACATTTTAAATCAAATGGCATTGCTAAGAATAGAGCACATACAGAATATAATATATGGACTACAACCGGTAGACCTAGTAATAAATTTGGAGGAGTTAATTACGCAGCGTTACCAAAGGAGTCCGGATGTAGAGAGTCATTTATTTCTAGATGGGAACGAGGAATGTTATTAGAAATGGACTTTGATGCATATCATCCAAGACTAATTGCAGATATAATAGGATATGATTTACCGGATGGGAGCGTGCACGAATATTTTGGAAAACAGTATTTTGGTAAAAGTGTGTTAACAGAAGAAGAATATGACCAAAGTAAAAAAATAACATTTAGATTATTATATGGTGGTATAGATGATGATTTTGCAACGATCCCATTCTTTAAAAAGACAAGGTCATTTATTAGAAACTTATGGAGTAACTTTAAAGAAAATGGCTTTGTAGTAACACCTTTAATGAAACGTCCTTTGTATAAAAATTGTTTACATGACATGAATCCTAATAAGTTATTTAACTACTTACTACAAGCTTCTGAAACAGAATATAACTTATATGTTCTAAATAATGTAAATGATTTGCTAAGAGATTATAATACAGATATAATCCTGTACACTTACGATTCTTTACTATTTGATTACGATTTATCAGATGGTAAGGAATTATTATTAAAGTTGCGAGAAGTAATGAGCCAATCAGGTAAATTCCCGGTTAAAACAAAGGCAGGTGTTAATTACCATGTCATGCAGGACATGACTTCACGTCTAGCTTGATATTTATTAAAAAGGTTTGTCAATGGATAAAGATTCTATCATACAAGAGTGGTTTTACAGGTTACCAAAAGGTTACGCAAATGCTCCATACACCAAAGCGGAAATGGCTATGTTACATGAAATTCTTGAAGAGAATGGATTGAATGGGTCTGTCTTTGTAAATGAAGTAGATCAATTAGATCAAGCATTCTTAAAGGCAGAACCAGTAGAAGATCTTAAAGAAGCTATTACAGGCGATTTTAATTTAAGTGACGACTTTCTGAATCTATTACAACCTAAAATGGATGACTTCGAAGAATTTTTAGCTGGTATGCCAGGCGGAACAACAGATATAATGTTACAAAACTTTTTTGATAACATATCTAAACAAGAACAAGTAGAATTTGTTAAAATATTATATAGTAGGACATCGGTAGAACAGATAGATAAAAATGATTATACAAAAGGTGTTGGAGCAAAATTGTATAATCTAGAACCAAAAGGTATAGGTAGAGGAGAAATATTTTTAGCAACGTTAATTAAAGGTGGAAAGGTAAGTGGTGGTGGAGAAAGTTTTGATTTGACCGTAGGTCCGGATAGATATGAAGTCAAAGATTACCGTGTTAGTGATAGTTCTGCTATTAGATTAGGAACTAAAGGTAATGTTGTAAGATTTCCTTTTTGGAAAAATCTTATCGAAACATTAGAACTAATGGAGGAGTTAGAAGAAAGTGGTGCATTTGATCAAATCGATGATAATGATATAAAATTATTTGCTAAATATTTAAACACATCAAAGAGGGGTGGAACTAGATATCAAATGATTCCTACCGGAGAATTTAACAAAACCGATTTAAAACAATTTATAGCTGGATATAAAGCATTGGGTAATTTTGCTCAAGCAGATGCTAAAGGTTATACAATGGTTACATTACGTGGACCAAATATAAAACCATTAGCACTTACAATAGATGAAATTCCTGCAGACATAAAAGATAAAGTAACTTTGAATGTACAAAGTGATGCTGGGTTAGAAAATTTAGTTACAAAGTTAAGAAGAAATGAATACATAAGAAACCCAGAACAATTAGAGACGGATATACAATCTACTGTTGATAAGACCGTCGGACAAGAGATACCATTTATAGTATTTAGAAAAAATGATATTAAGATTACTAAAGATTTCAAATTAGCTACAATTAGTCAGGGTGGAATAAAAATTATAGAAAAGGAGTAGTTAATTGAGAACACAATTATTATGCACATTTGCACATAGAAAGGATTTAGAACTGATTGTTGATTATATCAACAAGTCATATACAGTATCTGAAAAGCGAATGTTTGTGTTCTCTAATGCAGATGACAAAGCAGAATTATATGTGACGTATAATGTTAGACCAGATGATTATAGTAAGACGCCTAATACTATAATGATACATAGAAAGAAAGAAACAAATACATTATATACGGTGAATGCATTGAATTGTATTATATTGAAAGCTAACAATGGTATACTAGATAAGAAATTTATTATCAATTGGCCAGTATATGAAAATTCATTATTATTAACAGATGGTGATGAGTTAAGACATATTCATTTAGATTTACATAAAAGAATAGATTTATAACGTATATTTATATTAAAGAATAAGGAACATGCTCAAACTAAAAAATATATTAAAAGAAGCTAACATAACTTGGAGTACGCTCCATAACGACAATTCTAAGCAGAAAGTACAGGATGTATATGATGCAGTAGCTGAAAATGGTGAAGAGGCATTAGAAACATTAAATCAATATATTGAAGATTCTGGTCTAGAAAAAGAATATGATAAGTTTCTAAATAACGAAACACTTTCAGGTACTAATCTAAATGCTTTAATGGCTACAATGCAAGATGCGTTAGGAGAATTTGAATAAAAAATTAGGATATATGAAATATATTCATTATATTTTATATAATAAAAAGGATTAGAGTTTAGCCATAATTAAACTCAAAACTAAAAAATAAAAAATAAAAACTTTTTTACAACTTTTTTCGATAATCCTTAGGATAAATGAAATAAATTTGTTATATTAATTATTAATTATTAACCATTAAAAAAAGAAAAAAATGGCAATTGACTTAAATGCGATTAAAGCGAAGCTTAATCAACTACAAACAACCGGCACGCGCCGAAACAATTTATGGAGACCTGAACCAGGTAAACAAGTTGTTAGAATTGTGCCTTATCAGCACGACAGAAGTAATCCTTTCAGAGAACTTTATTTTCATTATGATTTAGGTAAGAAAAATTACCTTTCTCCAATTACAAACGGAAAACCAGATCCTGTTGTTGAGTTTTGTGAAAAACTTAAATCATCAGGTAATTCCGATGAATGGAAGTTAGGTAAGAAAATGGAACCTAAAATGAGAACATATGTTCCTATCCTTGTAAGAGGTGCAGAATCGGAAGGTGTTAAATTTTGGGGATTCGGAAAACAAGTATATACTGAATTATTAGGTATTATATCAGATCCGGATTACGGTGATATTTCAGACCCAATGGGTGGAAGAGATATCTTAGTTGAATTTACTCCAGCAGAAGCAGGAGCATTTCCAAAAACAACTATTAGAGTTAAACCAAATGTTACTCCAATGACAGAAGACAAAAATGTTGCAGAACAAGCAGCAAATAGTCAATCTAATTTAGATGATATTTTCAAAGAGCCAGCATATGATGATTTGAAATTAGCATTGGAAGAGTGGTTGAACCCAGATAGTGAAGGAGGATCGACGGATGCAAGACCAGTAGCAGCAGCTACGAAAGAAGAAAAAGTTCCGGCAGGTGTCAATAAAGTAGATGATGTATCTGCGGCATTCGACGATTTATTTAACGAATAAAAAAGTTACATATGGCGAAAGCAAAAGCAAAATCAAAAAGCGAGCTTCAAGACAGCCTAGCGGTTGAATTAGCGGATGGTCTTAATAAGAAGTTTAAGAATACAGGATATCAAACTGCATTTTTCTTAGACGGAGATACTAAGGCTCCGAGTGAAGTCAAAGGATGGGTTGGAAGCGGCTCATCGATGCTTGATCTTGCAATTTCAAATCGTAAGGAAGGTGGCTTTCCAATCGGTAGAATATCAGAAATTACAGGATTGGAGGCATCAGGAAAATCATTATTAGCAGCACATGCACTTGCCAATTGTCAAAAGGCAGGTGGATTGGCTGTTTATATAGATACCGAAAATGCAATAAGTAGAGAGTTTTTAGAGGCAATTGGACTTGATCTGAATAAGATGTTATATGTTCCACTCGAAACAATTGAAGACATTTTCGAAGCTATCGAAAGTATAGTTATAAAGATTCGTGAATCAAACAAAGATAGATTGGTAACAATCGTAGTAGATTCTGTAATGGGAGCTTCTACAAAAATTGAAATGGCTAAAGAATTTGATAAGGATGGTTATGCGACAAGTAAAGCTATTATATTATCAAAAGGTATGCGAAAGCTTACCAATATGATTGGCCGTAACAAAATTTGTTTAATATTCACAAATCAATTACGAACTAGACTAGGGGTAGCATTTGGAGACCCTTATACTACATCAGGTGGTAAAGCAATTCCATTCCACGCTTCGGTAAGGTTACGACTCAAATCAGTTGGTCAGATCAAAGTTAAAAAGGACGGTGTCGATCAGGCTATCGGAATTAAAACTAGATGCCAAGTGGTTAAAAACAGAATGGG